CATTTAGAAGAAGAAGCAGAGAGAATGAAGAATGGCTGAAGAAAATCCAAATAAAGAAATTGTTGAATCGCAAAAAGACAATAGAGAAAGACTACAAAAATCTATGCGAGAAGGATTGCTTAATGTTAAGAAATCTGTTGATTCTATGCACGCAACTTTCAATAAGTCTTTAAAGGTTCAAGAAAAACAATTACAACAAGCAGAAAGAGATGCTGCTTTCGCAAGAGAAACTTTACAAGAACAACAAAGAAAAGCAAAGGCTGCTGAGAAACAAGCATTCTTCAAAAATAAAGGTAAAGAAGGTTTCCTTGCCAAACTTTCTAATATGGGTATTCTCGATGCTGCTTCACTTGCCAATCAAGGTAAGATGCTGGGTGGTAAAGGTGTTGGTGCTGCTATAGATACTTCTGGTCTTGGAATAGGTGATGCTGTAACTGGAACTGCTACAACATACGCAGGTTATAAAGGTTTCAAAGGTATTAAGAATTTTATAAAAGGTAATAAGGTCGATAAGTTTGGTGCTAAAGGTAAATTTGGTGTTCCTCAAGCAAATATGTCTTCACTAGCAACCCCTAAAGGTCCTAATGCTATGCAATCAGTTTTAGGTAAATCGTCTAAACCTCTTGCGATGCAAACATTAAAGAGTGGTCTTAAGGGTGCGTTCAGATTTGTTCCAGGATTAGGTTGGGCATACACTGCTTATGAAGTTGCTAATTTAATGATGGATTCTGATGAACAGAGAAAACAAAATAAAGAAGAACAAGAAAAATTAAGAAAAGTTGTTGAGGGTAAATCTACCTTAGACAAAGAATTCCCAGATGCATTTGCTCCAGGAGCCGTAGAAGAAAAGAAAGCACTTCTTAAAAAACTAGAACTTAAAAAGAAAGATGTTGCGAAGTATGGAACTTCTGAGGAAATAAAGAAGAGAAAAGAACAAGCAAAGAAATTAAAACCAGAACAAATAGTTGACCAATCTGGTGCGGGTGACCCATTCGCAGTTGATATTACTCCATTCAAAAAAGATACTAAAGCAAAACCAGTTGAGAAAATGGTGACTACTTCTACAGTTACTTTAGAAAATCCAGCAAGTAAACTGTTTGACAAAAAACCAAAAGAAGATGGGAAGTTTTGGGTAAGAGATAAAGACGGTAACTTTGTTCAAAGAGAGAAGAGTCAAATAGGTGACACTGAGTTTAATCGTGAGATGTTTGATTCTGATGAAGAGTATGCTACTTTCTTAAAAGATAAAGAATCATTTTATCAGAAACAACTTGCTATAGATGCAGCAGAAGAAAAGAAAAAACCAAGAGGCGAAGGTTTAAAACCAAAAGCAAAGTCTACTTCTAAACTTATGGGTGAGAAACCTAAGAAAATGAAAACCATTTCACAAGAAGAATATGATAAAGCAAAAGCTGCTATGGCTGAGATGGATAAGATAAGAAGTGAGGCTGAAGAAAAGAAGAAAGGAATAATATCAGATGCCGAAGCAAAATTTAAAGCAGGTGAAATTACAGCAACCGAAAGAGATGACTTAATTGGTTCAGGAGAGTCGGATTATTACCAGACAATAAAGGCAGCAAAAGGAAAAACTCTTGGTGCTCACAGAATATTAAAAGGTGTAGAGAAAGGAAGACTTTCTATCAAAGCAAGTGATGTGAGTGGTCAAGTCGATGCGGGAGACAAAACTAAAGGTTCTGTAGTTAATAAAGCAAGTGGGGAATTAGCTGGTAATGTTAATGTATCACCAGTTGTAGCGCCGAATATCAATAATAGCACCACTAACAATGTATCTAATCAATCTTCAAGCACCATTGCTGTGGGTGAAAGTGCTAATAGAAATAGAAGGTCTCCTATAGACGATTACAGATTAGCTCCAGAAATCCTATAGAAGACCTTCAGTTTAGTTAGGCTTTTCTCATCCCTAAAGATTGACGACCATCAAACTTAAAATGTGACTTTCCTGAGTCTGCTTCGACCCAATATGCGACCATTTCAATTTGATAAGACCCCATTGATGCTAACATAGGTTCTTTATAAATTTCGATATCACTATCGTAAACCATTAAACTACCTACATTTTGTTCTACATACTGACCGTCAATAAAGACACCCCAGTTGTAAGATTCATCTACACCTTTATACTCTTGTCCTAATACAATTCTAGCAGTATAATCACTATTATTATTTTCTACTTTTTTACTTACTTGTTCACCACTCTGAAAGTTTCTTAATAAAGAATATTGGGGTAAAAGTTTTTTACCTACAATACCTTCAACATGCGGTGTTAAGAAAGTTAGAATTGATTCGGCAAATGTATCACCATAAAACTCTGTTCCTGATTTAGAGTTTGTTGACTTAATAGTAGATTCGTGTCTAAAGAATGCGTGTTTGTATGCGGCATATTGAGTTGCTATGCCACACACATCACTATTTAAAAAGTCATTATCGAAGTGATAACCGTTTTCCATATTACTCCTCAGCAAGTTTTTCGAAGAATGCCATAGAGTCGTCATCATCATAAGAAGACTCAGCAGTAGCAGTCACTGGTGCTTCAGCAACTGGTGCTTTTGTTTCGAATGGTGAATCAGTAGAAACATTTGAAGTATCTGCTACTTCTACATAATCTTCAGCAGTAGTCGATGGAGCAGCAGCACCAGTAAGACCAAGCACACGATTAAGTTTTGCTTCTAACTCAGCATAAGGTTTAAAATTCTTAGGATTAACAAACTCATTTAATGAATGAAGACTATTAAAGATTTTCTCTAATTTCTCATCATCATCAGAAAGAGCAGCAGGTGAATCAAACTCAGACTTGTCGTAGTTTCTGTAACCTTCTACATTACGAATCTTAAGTTTAAAGTCAGCACCTTCCCAAAAGTCAAACGGATTGATTGGTGACTCATCTTCAAATTCTGGATTCATTGCTTCATTAATTTTATCCCAAATTTTCTTACCGTATTGAAACAACATTACTTTACCCTCGTTCTGAGGATTAGCAGGGTCTTTCACAACATAGATATTAGAAAAGTATTTTAATCTTCTCTTCTGTTTTCTTGCTTGTTCTTTACCTGCATCTGTTCCATTATTCCATAGAGTAGAATTGAACTCACCTACTGGGTCTTTCTGACCGATAGTAGTTAGAGAGTTTTCAATATACCAACCACCTGGACCTTGAAATCCGTGGTCGAATACTCTAACCCAAGGAAGGTCTTCTCCCGCAGGTTCTGGTAAGAATCTAATCACTGCGAAACCATTACCTGCTTTATCTACTTCAGGCTTCCACAGACGGTCATCACCACCTGCTCTCTGAGTAGTAGTATTCAGTTTAGAAGTTTCTTGGATTAGTTTATCAAGAGAGGAACCTCTCTTCTTTTTAAGAGTAGCGAAATCGCTCATATTTTTCTCCTTTATATCAGTTATATTTTTTCTTATTCACAGTATACATCATATAGGCTTTTATTATACTTCAAAACATACATTAAGTAAAGTTTTCAAGCACAATTCTTTTAAATTTCGTCTTATCCACTTTGGTTCTATTGTAGAGAAAAGGTTTGTATGCCTTAACCAAATCACAGAACTCATTTAATATTATATCGTTATATTTATACCATGCAGAAGTGTAATCTATTAAATCATCAAGGATTACCATAGTTTCTAAACTCAGTTTCTTTCTGCTGTAAAGTCTGTATGCTAAAGGGTGTTTACCTTCAAGCATTTTAAAATTCTCATTGAATGACCCGTCATAATCAGACATAATACAAATCTCATTTTCAAAGTTGTATGACATCGATTCGACTTGCTTTTTCCACTTCTGATAATTAATTAGATTAGCACCAGTGAACATATTACCAACCCAACCTTCGTTGCCTTGTGTAATATTAGAAATAACATAGTCTACCCAATCGTCGTGTTTGAATCGTTTGGCAGCCTTCTCAAAGAAGTATCTGTCTTTTCTACTTTGGTAGGTTATTTCATTTGCTCTGACTTTACCATTATACTTAAAGAAGTCGTATGTCTTATTATTGAAATGCTGTTTAATGGCAAGGTATGTTCTGTAACTATCGAATCCGTTCACTGCTATCATATAGGAAGTCTTGATGATTTAGGTAAAAAGTTTAAGTCTTCTGCTTCAACTTTAATCTTCTCTTTTATTAATGGACTAATTAATTTGTTAACATCTTGAATATCAAATTCATTTTCTTCGCACCACCAAACAATAGCATCCATATAACTTATTCGCTTTTCTTTAACTATCTGTTCTACGATGATAGAAAACTTTTCTCTATTTAAGACATCAATCATTCTCACTCCTTACTTTAGTTAACCATTCTTTGTGGGTATAATATTCAGAAGTTAATTCTGCCATTTCATCCCAATATAATTCAATGCTTTGTTTTAAGTGTTCTTTTTGTTCATCAGTTAGATTATTATATTTTTGTTTTATCATTTCTTTATTAACAAGTTTCAATCCATATAAAACTTGAGTAAAGTTAGAATCACCAAACAAGTGATAAGAAGTATCTACAAAGTCTTCAACAAAAGGTATTCTAGTTTCCCACTTTCTTAATTTTTCAGAAAGTGTTGGTGGAATATCAATATCTTTCAAACTTTTCCAAAACTCAGTATCATCTCTATCAGTAATATAATGTAGAGCAACAAACTCTAATACATTATCCATCACTTTATTAATCTTATGATTATAATCTATTATATCATACTTTGAATAATTCTCTAAATAATTTAATAATAAAAATGCTTGTCGAATGGTTGTTCCAATAGAAGTTGCTTCTAATGGTTCAATAAAATTAGCAGACAATCCAGTAGCAAGACAATTCTTAATCCAAGTTTCTTTTAGTTTCCCTGGAGTAAACTTAATGTGTTTACCCACTTCAATCTCATGCCCTAAAAATTCTTCAACTTCTTTCTTTGCTTGGTCTGCATCAATGTAATCACTATCAAATATATAACCATTACCCCAACGACCATAAGTAGGTATTCTCCACATCCAACCATACTTCATTGCTTGTGCTAATGTATAATTTGCATAATCATCTGTGTCTGGAGTAGGGAAAGCAATTGCTTCTTTCATTTTTAAATACTTACTATTTGAAACCCACTCAGCACCAAGTTTAGAAATAAGAACTCTTCTAAAACCAGTGCAGTCAATATAGAAATCAGCAGTGTATGATTTTAATTTAGAACCAATTAGTTTTGTGATGCCATCATCATCAGTTTCAACTTCTGTTATTTCATCAATGATAATATTGATATCTGCTTCTTTACATTTCTTTTCTAAAAAAGTATTTAACTTATGTGTATTAAAATGATACTGATTGTATCTTGATTCGTCTGTAGATTTTGGAAATTTATTTTCCACAATCGGTGGCATGATTAAATGATGATTAGGGGCATCATTTGCCATAAGGTCTACATAACAAATCAATTCATCGTGGTTTCTCAAATTAACAAGACCACCAATACTATGCATATATGGTTCTTCTTTCCAACCATTAAATAGAACACCACCTTTACCAGTAGCATCAGTTTCTTTGATTAATTCCTTCCAGTCGATACCCACATAATCCATAAAAATAGACCAGTGTTCTGTTGTTCCTTCACCGACACCAATGATACCTATTTTATCAGATTTAATTACATTAATATCAAAGGAACGAAATCTTGTTTTAAGAATTAAAGCAGTAACATAACCTGCTGTTCCACCACCAACTATTGTAACATTTTTCAAATCATACTCCTAAGATATTCTTTATGACCGATGTATTCTGCGGTCGCAATTTCTTTTTTTCTGTCAGTCAAATAATTATTTATATTGGTTTCAAAATCTTTTTGCCATGCCTGAAACTCAGAATACCTTTTCTTTAATTCTTTTATATTAAACAAATCTAACCCATACATTATCTGTATAAAGTTTTCTGGTTTGAATAAAATTAAATTGATGTCTTCAAAGTCTGAATCATTCGGTAATCTATATTCCCACTTATCTAATTTTTCTTGTAATGTATCTGAGATAGTTACTGCGTTTTTCCAAAACTCTGTGTCTTCTCTTTTACTAAGAAAATGTAATATAACAAAGTCTTTAATGTTTTCTATTAAATAATTAAACCTTTTATTGTATTCGATTATACTAGAAGGTGTATAATTTTCCAAATAATCTGTAAGTAAGAATGATTGTTGTATGCCAGTAGAAATAGCAGATGCTTCTAATGGTTCTACAAAATTAGCAGACAGACCTATAGCAACACAGTTACCAATCCAAGGACGGTCGACTGCTCCTGGAGTAAATCTAATGTTTTTAAATATCTCTATTTCGTGACCAAGAACTTCTTCAACTTCTTTCTTTGCTTCTTCCGAATCAATATATTCATTATTGTAAACATATCCATTACCCCAACGACCGTTCGTTGGAGTGTTCCACATCCAACCATACTTCATTGCCTTTACTTTAGTATATGTTGGGTAATCATCTGTGTCTGGAGTAGGGAAAGCAATTGCCTCGTTGGTCTTTAACCATTTAGTATGAGGCTGCCACTCAGCACCCAACTCACCAATTAATAATTTTCTAAAACCAGTCGAGTCAATATAGAAATCAGAAACATATTTTCTTTCACCAGTTATGCTAAGAATTTCTCCTCGATAAACATCGACTCTTTCGATATCATCTTCAAATACTGTAATACCCCTTTCGACTGCTACTTTATGTAGATACTCATTCAATTTAAATGTATTAAAATGATATTGATAAGTAGGTGATTGTTTTGTAATATCAACACCCTCTAAAAGTTTAGGTATCTTACTTTCTACAAAAAAACTATCGTTTAAATCAAACTTATCACATTCTTCTGATATTAACTTAAGATAAGCGCCTTCAATACCTGCCATATGATTGACACTATGCATATAAGGTTTATCACTAAATCCTTCAAACATTATTCCTGCTTTAATAGTAGAGTCGCATTCTGTCACCATATCTTTCCAAGATATACCAACAAAATCTATAAAGTCACCCCAATGTTCAGTAGAACCTTCACCAACACCCACGATTCCTATCTTACTAGACTTAACTATTTCTATATCATAATTAGGATATTTTGTCTTAAGAATAAGTGCGGTTGAATATCCAGATGTCCCACCACCTACAACGGTTACTTTCATGCGGCTTTCATAAACTCTGGAACGGGTCGTTTAGTCCATTTCGCAAAGTCTTTTTTCTCATCTCTGTAGTAACATCTGTATGCTTCGACTACATTCTTATTTTTACAATAGTCTGGCATTGCTTGAGGTGGTTCTGTAAACCCAACCTCTGGAATGTTCTTTGGTGAAGTATGAAGTATTCTTCTTAGTTTTCTTTCTGTTTCGTGAATCTTACCGTATCTCCAAGTATACTCTTCGCACAAAAATACGAACATTCTATACAAATAATTGTAGTTGTCTACTGATTGCCTTACCCAAACATTATCGGGGTGATTTATATGACTGGCTTTGTAGAGAACGGACTCTAAGGCGGAATTTTCCATCATATACCGTTTAATTTTTCTACCGTTCTTAGATTTGTCATAATACTCAACACCATCAAGAACACGATGGGCAGTGCATAATTGTTGGGCATATTCGATAATCATTTTGACAACATGCTTGTCACAATGTAAACGAGCAGATGTTTTTGGGTCTGGGTGTAAATAAAATACATTCATAATATAATCTCTCTCATCACTTAGATATCTATATTATACTACAAAGGTTCTGGAAAGTCAATATCTAATCCATCAAAAAAATCACTTAATGGTTCTTCCATTCTAGTTTTATCAACATCATTCTCATACATTCTCTTTGCTTTTTGATAGATTTCACTATCACGCTCAATACTAAGGATGCCCTCATCTACAAGATGAACTACCCATATGATATACTCATCTTGTTCTATTTCAGTTAATTCGTCCCAAGTCCTTATTTCGTTCATTTCAATATTTATAAAACTGGTATAGAAAATACTCCTGGCTCGTCTTCGTCTGGTTCTGTTAAAATATCAAAACCTATTGTTATTCTATAACCATCATATGGTTCTAAAACATTTACTTTATGTTTCGGACCACCTTCTCCGATATATATGTTTCCAATCTTATTTTCAACCGACCAACCCTCAAATTCTGTTATTGTTTTTTTAGGGTCTATAGAAATGTATCCATGATAAGGGTAATCATGCCCATGCCAGTTTAGGGTCTTGCCATACTTATCATAATTAATCCAGGCAGTTACCCATAAAGGTCTATCTTCACCCAAATAATCTCTTATAACTTCACACAAATCTTTATATAGATTATAAAAAGATAAACGAGTAGCAGTTAGATTAAAAATATTATAATTAATTTCTTTCTCCCCATAATTGGCTTGTGTTGGCATGTCTTCTATACCCTCTGGATTATAAAGACGATTGAAGAATTTATATGCTCTATCGCAATCTTTAATTAATTGTTCGTAGTTTTCTGTAATAGCAGTTGATGTATATACTTTTGGTTCCATTATTGATTTATCCATAGTCTCCGATTTAAAATAACTCTATCGACACCTTCACCTTTTAACGGATTGACTTGATGAACAACATTCCCTGGAAAAATTATCAAAGAATTTTTCTCTAACTTAGGTATATAGTCATAATCACTAAACACCAATTGACCACCTTCAAATTCACCCCTCTTCCAAAGATTAAAAAGAAATGTTAAGAAAGAATCGTCTGTATGCCTGAAATAATACGAATCATTCATATAAGAATGTAGCATTGAGTGGTCTGAATTTGCTTTAAATAATAAGTCTGCGAAAGGAAACTTCTTTCTGTCAAAAGGTATTTGAAATGCTCGTCTTGTGCTTTTTAGTATCTGACTATCTTCTCTTCTATCTTTATAGACACTATCTAACTCCCACGACTGAATGTTAGACAAAGCAATATCTTGATGATGTTGGTCATTCTCGATAGTCTGAGGCATTGAAATAAGACTATCTATTTCTTTCTGTATTAAATTGTATTCCTCTTCACCAAATATATCATTAACTATAATATGATAAAATGGTTCTTCATAATAAACTATATTCATTAAATACTAAAACTTTCTCCACAACCACATCTTGCTTTTTCATTAGGGTTATTAAAATCAAACCCTTCGTTTAAACCTTCTTTCTTATAATCTAATTCGACACCATCAAACACATAGTGCCACTTGTTATTATACAACAAAGATATGTCGTTGTCAACCTTTATTATGTTATCTGTTTCATCTAAGTATTCTGCCCATTCTAACTGATAAGCATAACCACCACAACCAGAAGTAGACACACCGATTCTCAGACCGATAAAGTTCTCACTTCGGTTATCTAGTAATTCTTTTATTTTATTCTTTGCTTTGTTTGTTAGTGTAATCATTTATCGCGCTCTTTATGGCATCTTCTGCCAATACTGAACAATGTATTTTGACTGGTGGTAAAGATAAGTCTTCTGCAATATCTGTATTTTTGATTTCTCTTGCTTCATCTAAGGTCAAACCTTTGACCCATTCTGTAAGAAGAGAACTTGATGCTATTGCCGACCCGCAACCGTATGTTTTAAATTTGGCATCTTCAATAATTCCATCATCAGATACTTTTATCTGAAGTCTCATTACATCACCACATGCTGGAGCACCAACCATACCAGTCCCGACCGACTTATCTTCCACATCGAACTTACCCACATTACGGGGGTTTTCATAGTGGTCCATAACTCTTTCGTTATACGGCATTGTTAACTCCAGTAGTCTTCTTCTACTATATAGTCATATACGGAATCGTAGTAATACTTACGGTGTTCTTGATTCGCCTTTAATTGTTTTCTTTTAAAGGGTTTTGTTTCTTTAGGTTTATTTTTGATTATTTTATTATAGGGTTTCATTCTACAATTTTTAAATGACTACCAGTTTTGAGGTG